TACGTTGAAATTGTAATTTTGATTATCGATAGTATTGGATAACAATACAAAACCTTTTGGTATTGTTACCGTATTTACTGTTGTACTACCAGAGTCAACTGTTAAGTTAACAATGGCTGTAGGTGCTGTTTTAGAATAAGGAACATATCCCAATGTTTTAGCATGCGAAACAACAGAATCTCTTAACAATGCGGTATCTAAAAACGACTCATTAGCTACCATATTAAGATAGTATGCATTATAGTGTGTGTTATATGCCAAAAGGTTGATTAACACACTAAGGCCTGAGCCCTCAAAATCATAGTCTTGAAACTGTGACTGTTGTTTTAAATATGATTTTAAGTTGGTTTTGATTGTATCAAAATCAAGTTCTGCAACTTGTAGACGGTTATCTGCCATTTATCGAACTCGCTCTAAGAAAAATTTGATTGCTACCGGGTCGGTTCTATTGAGGATTTTAAACAATAGCTCAACTTGAAATCCATTATTGTCAAAATCTGGTTTAATAACAACTTTAGAAACACTGGCTCTAGGCTCAAAATTATCAATTGTTTCTATAATCTCACGTTCAATTAGAGTTGCTGTAACCATATCTAATGGTTCAAATAGAAGTTTTCTAATATTGCAACCAATTTCTGGTTGAAAGGGAATCTCATAGTGGTTGGTTGAAACTAAATTCTTAATTGAATTAATTACCGCTAGTTCAGCCCTATGTTTGTTAATGTCTTTACGGATTGGATGAATTGCAAAATTCAAATCCAGGTCCAACCATTCTCTACTTGTTGTTATTGCTGTTGCCATTTTCTATTTATGTCACTGGTTAGCAAGCCTAGATTTTAATTTATCAGTTCCAATAAAATTTTGGACTAAGCTGTCTTCAGATACTCCTAAATTTGAATATCTGCGTATACTTCTAGCTTCACTAACTAATTCATTTGATTTTGTGTAGAAGCTCTCATCATGTACTCGCCTTTCCAAAAACAAAGTATTTAAAGTATTAGCAACTGTGGCAATACTATTTACGGCCGCATATGATAAATTTGAGACTTTTGTTGTAATTACATCTTCACCAACAGTTTCAGTAGTTATTGTAATGCTGCTATTAATCGTATTAGCATATGTAACAACAATATTAGCATAATCGTTAATAGTATTAGCTATGAGAATACTTGTAAAACTGCCTAACATGGGTGCATTGTCTTCACGACCATCAATTTGATATGTTAAATATGTTAATGCTCGACCAATTTGCATGGCTTGTTCAAGGTGTGGTTTATCAGCTGCGTCCGTATTTGCAGTAATTGGAACTACACCAGAAATTCTATTAGTGTGGTTTATAAATTGTACCATTTGACCAGGAACATGAGTTTCAACTATTGGTGGCGCTTCAGCACTTCCAGTTATAACATTATAACCAGCAATAGATTTAATATCAGCATTAATTGTTGTCCATAATGCCGTTAAATTACCAGAGCCCGTTACTGAGCTTGTAGTATTGATTAAAGTATTGGCAGAAAGCCAAATAGTGTTACATGAGATTGCTACAGGGTTTACATAATAACCAGTAATATCATTATTTACCAAATCATCTTTCATCCATTGACTTGATACCAATGCCGGTGCTGCATTCATCTGTTGTATAGCTGTGTTTGGTAATACAGCTATTGTACCAGTTGTATCTGTAAAATTAAAACCTGTTCTATCAAAAAGAGTTGCCATAATATATCCTTAAATCATTTTTGGGATTGGTGGACCTGTAGGCCCTTTGAAACTAGCGTGAAAGTGACAGCTATATATTGCAGTATTTACCAAATCAGTCATCAACACAGCATTCATTGTTCCAAAGTTAGCAAGTGGTGATTGGATAGAAAGTAGTGAGGTTATTGGACCAGCACTAAACATTCCTAAAGGACCGGCTCCAACTCCCAATGCATCTACTCTATCAGCTGTAAGTGATTTGCCTGTTATGTGTCCGTTAACTGACAAGTCGCCATTTAATTGTAGATGGCTGCCTGTCATAATATTTAGTGAGCCATCTATTACGTTACCACAACCAACAGTCATATCAGATTTTGACATTAGAGATGCAACACCATTAACTGCTAGATTATATTCACCTTTAACAACAAGAGTGTAATCTTTCTCTACAATTTCTTTTCTGTTACCTTTAACATGAACAATGGAATCACCGTTAATAGTAATATTGCAAACACCACTAATTAATACATTTTTATTTTTAGTAATAATTTCATAACCATCACCATAAATTTTATGTACTTCGTCTCCATTTGGATGCATTTCAGTAAATGTTCCAGAGCGATGATGAATTCTTATACGCTCGCCGCCAGGAGTATCATCCATTTCAAACATATGTCCAGAAGGTGTTTGAGTAATATTATTAAATGGATATTTTGGTGGATATTCTGTAGATGCTGGAGATTCCGGTTCAGTCCAACCCAAATCGGTTGCAGGCCTACGAGGTGCTTGTTCTCTATTGTATGGTACAAATGTAGTTGACATATTTTTATTTCAATTATAATTAAGGTCCAGCGCCAACTTCTAATGGGTTAGAGATTACATTTTCGGATATTGTTTGAGTTAAAATCTTGCCGGCTTCATCAGCTTCCTCTTGCGTTGTTGGTGTTAAAAGTGCAGCGCCTATTTTAGCAGGAGTTGCAGCAATAGATGTTACCAAATTTACAGTCTCATTCAATGCCTCTATGCCTTCAGAAACAGCGTTTGCTATTTCAGCTACATCAGATAAATCACCAAAATCTGGAAATAAACTTTGGATACCAGCAGACAAGATTTTATAAAGGCGAGAAATACAATCATTAAAAAATGCTGCAAATTTAGCAGGCAAATTTAAAATGTAATCAATCATTGCTCGAATTTTTCTTGCTATGGTTATATAATAATTAATTGCATCCTTAACATCTTTCAAGTATCGATTAGTATCTTTAATAAATCTTACAATTTCTTTAGCCTTCTCAGCAAGATATTTGAATTGACCTGTTGGATCCAAATTCAAAGCTTGTATAACAAGATTGAAAAGTTCTCTAGCATTTTTAGCAATTACATTAAAGAAGTTTTTTATAGCACCAACAGTTTGGTCAACTTCTAATGAAATATCACAAACGTGTGCTCTACTTCTATTTGAAGTATCTATAGCAGTAAATTGTACAACACCTCTACCTAATGGCGGCAAAGATGGTTGACCAGGTCTATCATAAATTTGACCAGCTGGCATACGAGGTGCACCAACTGGTTGTTTAGCAAGCACAGTATTGATACCTGGAAGAACATGAGTTACAACTGGAAGTTGTGCTGATTCTCTATCAAAGAAAAAACCAATGACCCAATCTCCAACTTTTGGTCCTGTGAATGTTGTTGAACCATTAGCTGGCAATGCAACCATAGCCCAAGGCAAATCTGCTGTTGGTAAAACCGTTTTGTTTGGATTATGGAAGCCATAGATGCGAACACGTAATCTTCCTGTCTTTAATGGATCATCATAGTCTTCTACAACTCCGGTCCAATTGCTTAAATTTGCTAAATCATTTTCATACATATTAATAATTTCCTACGCTCTGAGCTAATTGTCTACTTGCAGCTACAACAGGTTTAGTTGAAGAATCTGTTACAACCTCTGCAACAGTTTCAAACATGTTGTATTTTATAATGTGTCTGGTCGAAAGAATAGCATACTTACCCCTCAAAGTAGAATCATGATTATCACCAGCTTTAGAATTAAAAGACCGAGTTGGTACTTCTAAATTGATAGTTTTGCCAGGAGAAATTAAAAAGTTTCCAGGTAAAACTATTTTTAATCTTTGTGTTGTAAAATTTTGAAATAATGCTTTTCTAGCATATGTATATTTTTGAGGTACATCATCAACTTGTAATGAATACGGTTCATTAGTTTTAATATATTCTGATTGAGGTCTTTGGCCTGTTGTTAGGTAATACACGACCCTAGAATCGGTCATCTGATAGTTTGTTTTACCTAGTTTGTTTATTTCGACAGGTAAATTTGGATTTTCATTTCCGTGCCTGGTGTTCATAAACACATCATCGAAATTCTTCTTTTCAGTTTTTACTTGCCTGGTCAATGGATCAATACCAACAAATGTTCCTGCAAATACACCAGCTTGTGTGCTCTTAATAAAATCAAATTGTGTCATAACTTCCATTGCTCTTGCACCAATCAGCTCTGCTTTTGCATTTTCACCATGCAAGTTTTTGATATCAAAATTTACATCAAAGATTGGTGTTTGTTGCATAATTTTAGACAAAGTTGTAAAGTTATAACCCTCTACATTTTGAAAAAACACAAAAGTTGGTTGACCTTTAGAATCAATTGCTCTTTTTGCCATCCAATTTATGGCATCAAAAGGTTTTAATCCTGGTATAACAATATCAATTGCACCATAAGATTTTTCAAAATTCTTTTCTATTAAATTAGGAACAAGAACTTTTAATTTATTGTTTAATATTTTTTTGACCGAACTGGTGTATGTGCCTTTATAACATTCGTTTATCAATTGTTGTTCGGACAAAATAACTTCCTCAGAAGCAAATTTTAAAACATAAGATTCACTTGTTTGATTATTATTTTTTCTATCCATTTGTTTATAAATTCTGAAGGCCTTGCTCATGCGAAAAAAACCACCACCCTTATCAACATCAATTAAAAGGATTTCAGAACCATCAATCAGTAGTTGTGAAGACAATCCTATGGCATCGTTAATAATAATGTCACCAGAAATGCAAGGAGTTAACATACTTTCATATATGTTTATTTCTTCAAACATCTGGCGAATATCAATTTTACCACCCTTTGTAATGAGAGTCAGTTCATTAAGCTGATAGTCAGTTGATTGCCTTAGATTAAAATTATCGTTCATATTGAATCTCGCATCACAGCCCTAAATTCTTCTTCTATGCTGACCACAAATTCTGGTTTTAAAATTGTGATTTCTCTTTTGTTTTCATTCAATTCAATTTCATGGTAATAATATGTTTCTGTTTCTTTTGATACTACAATCCTTAAAGGTGTGTTATCGCTTAAAGTGTAACTTGTATCAGATGTAACCACATTAGCATATGTGTTAGCATCAAGCCTAATTTTGTCTTCTCTATACAGGCCTGTTGAAGTATTAGTTCTAGTTTCTATCTTATAATATGCCTGTATATTATTTGTTGCCCACTCCAAACCAGTTACACCAGTATTTGCAGTATTAGCATATGATGGAGATGAATATTTTGCTTCGATAAATTTACCAATGGTTCTTTGCGGCAAAGGCCATTCATAGATTGGATCTATGATGTTATTCATTGCTAAAATGATCCAATGTTTCTCTGACGAGCCATAAAATTTAAATGCTAAAATTTCAGGAGTATCACCATCTTTAATTTTATATTTGTAATATGTAGCAGCGTTTTGTTTTAAACTATCATTAAAATTATATCTAGTTGTTATATTCGTAATGATATCTACTGAGGTCGAATCTTTATTTTTATAATAAGTTGTTCGTGGAAAGAAATTAAAATATTTTGCCATATCATGCACCTCCTATAGTGCCGCCACTGCCAGTATCATCTATGCCAGTTGTGTCTTCTGTGCCCCAACTACCATTAGCCAAATCAAATTCCGTATCTGATGTAGCTGTATTTTCAAAGGTTATACCTGTTTCATTAAAATCACCTAAATCT